TCACTATCTATAAACAAAAGGTGTGTATAACCAGAATTTAAAAACTCCGATACACATAAATTTCTACCTTGTGTCACTAATGATGATTTCATTAGTTGTAACATAATAGGTATTTTCTTTTCATTACACTTAGCTTGTAATTTAAAAACTGATTGCATGTAATGTATAGATACTTCACTATGCACTGGAGTAGCAACAAACAACTTTATTTTTTTATTATCAACCCAAGTAGCATCAGGTGAATATATAGGCTCATGATTTGGCATTTAATACCCCTTGTAAAAAACTTGTCCATTCTAATTTTTTCTTTTCCCAATTGTAAAATCTTTTAATAAAATCTTGCTGTGTTTTTAAATGTTCCAGCACTTGTGGTTCGTGTAGCGTGGATACTGCTCCTCGTATAGCGTGTGCAAAAGCAGTAGATAAATTACGATAATTTTTATCATAGGTTACATAAACAGGAAACTCGGAACAAGTTTCATACAAAGCACCAAAGTTTGTAACTATACACATCAATCCTGCTGCCATCGCTTCTAAAGCCGCATTACAACTTGTTTCTTCCCATATACTAGGGTACGCAAACATATGGTAACGATAAATGTATTTCTGTATAAAAGAATGATCTTTATAACCTATATAATTGACATTTTCTAATTTTCTTGCTTGTTCGTACAAAGGTTCATAAATATGTTCATTTGCTTTTTCAAAATCTTCACCATATATTTTACAACTACTAAATACATCTAGATGCACCTTACAATCTTTTAATTGTTGCATAGCTCCTAGTAATACATTTAGTCCTCTCCAAGGAGTGACGTGAAATAACATACGCACCATATCTCCTTCTTTGTATGGTAGTATTTCTGGAAAGTTAGTTACACCGTTTTTAATAACGTGACATTTGTGTGTAGGTACATCAAACTTATATCTAAACTTTTCATAATTCCAATGTGAGTTAAAGACATACCAATCAAATTTGTCGTGATTACTTTTATCTTCAAACCAAGGGTATATGTTTGGTTGATCATAACTATTTTTTTGCCAAAGTATGTTTATTTTATCTTCAGATAAAGGAACTTTACCAGGGATAGATGTACATATTTGAAAGTTAGATAATAATTTTTCATCTACATAATGTGATAAAAAATGATGCTGTAACTCTGTCCCCCCTCTAGGTAACATTAAGATCCGTACTCCAATAATATTTCTTCATTCTTTTTTATTTTTCTCTTAGTAAAAACATTGTAAACTAGGTAATCGTCCCAATCTCTAGTCACTTGTAAAACACAATTTGCATTTTTAGAATGATTGATATATCCACCTAAAGGCGTTCTTATAAAACCTAATATCATAGGCACTTTAATGTGCGTAGAGCCTAAATCTTGATTTTTACTTATTTCTACATTTGCAAAGATGCCATGCCCATGTATATCACTTTTTCTCATTGATAAGTTTTCTGGTAAAGGGTTGTAATAAAACTTATTATATTTTATTTTCATTTTTTTGTGCCAGATACTAATGACAAAGCTTCTGGGGGTACTATAACTTTTACGTCTGTTACTATATCTTCTTGTTTTGTATCTGTGTTTGGATTGTTTACATCATGATCTGCATCTTCCTTTGTTGCATAAATCATATTGTTTTTTTTGTTTCTATAAACTTCTTCAGTGGTGCATTGTATTTTTTTCATATACTAATTATCCCATAGAAGTAAAATTAGTTCAACAAAAAAATTAAGCGAACCAGCTTACCATACTATATCTAACACCTTTAGTTATAGGTAATATCCTGTGCGGGTATAAAAAATTACTAGGAAATAACATTAAATCTCCTTGTTGTAATGATACTTTCGAGTAGGCAGTTTTTTCAATAGGTTTATAAAAAACTAATTCTCCTCCCTCATAATTATTATTTAAATTTATAATAAAAGATAATTGTCTGTTTACTGTATGAAAAGCATCAATATGAGTGTTGTAAAAATTACCTGTTTCATATTTAAGTAAATTAATATCTTGTATATTAGCTTGCCTTAAATAATTAAATGTTTTTGTATACTCTAGTAAAGCTTTTTGCATAACATCTACAAGTAGTTTAATATATAAATCATCTTTTGCGTTTTGTGAATTTAAGCCATAAGAGTACACATTTCTTTGTTTAGTATCTTCTACATCTTTGCCGTCAATTAAAACTTTTGCTTTTTCTTTGCAATTTGTGTCTATGTATTGAACTAAATCTCTACACCATTTTTCTGAAAGGGCGTTTTTAATTTTAAAGATAGCTTGATGAAGCTGCATTATCCATTCTGCAAAGATCTATCTATTAAAGCATAACTTATAAGACCTTGTATTTTACTACTACCTGTAGCCGCTTGTACAGTTATAGCATCACCTGCTTCTAAATTCAAACCTTGAGGTGAAGCATTTACTTGTGATTTGGCTGCTACATCATCTCTAAAAAATTCATACTCTGTATTTGAATCAGAGGAATCAACAAAATTCATATTTACTAAAATAGCTGATGATGAATCGTTGTTTGCACAGTAAACACTTTTTATTATCACTGTAGCACTACTAGGACATGTAAACACTGTAGTTTTACTTGTGCCAGTTTGTTTAAAACCTTGATTTTTATACTGTATTGTCATGATAAAAAATACTCGAAAGCTTGTTGTTCTTTTTTAATATCATCTTGATAAGAGAAATTTAATTTTTGTATAATCTGTTGTAATGCTAAATTTATTAATCTTTGATTTTCCACAGAATATTGCTCTTTAGGATCAGGTATAAATGTTACTATTTTAGCCACTTTGTTTCCTTCTTTTAATAGCAGCTTTGCCAGCTTTAGCTATTCTTACAACTTCTGATTTACCCATAACTTTGGCACGTTGTTCCATAACAGTCAATATTTGTATTTTTCTTGCATAAGGTTTGGATATTTTTTTTACTTTTGCAACAGTTGCTCTTGCATCAGCTGGCGTAGCAAATTTAATACGAACTGTATCTTTAGGGTTTTCATCCGTATATAATCTTCTACCACTACCTTTTGGTTTTTTACCTGTTCCTTTTTTTGGATCTTTTATTTTTTTTATCATCTTCTTTCCTAAGTACTCTATATATTATATCAGGTGGAGCCATTAAATAACAGTATTCTTTTATGTTTAAGATTTTAAAAGATTTTTGTTTTTGTAAGCCCCACCTAAAATTAGTAGCATTTTCTTTTATCATCTCAGCGTAAAATTTATATTTTTCTGGCCATTCGTGTTTTGTAAACTTCCATATTTTTTTTGCATTTAACACTATTGCGTAGGGATTAGATGTGTGATCACTTTTCCATATATTTTCATCATCAATACTTACTATATTTTTTATGTCCATTCATCAACGCCTACCATCTATCTGTGTGTCTGCTTTAAATGTACCATATCGCCAAGTTTCATTTGTTGTAGTATTTTCAATCTTCAAGTTTGCAGCTCTAGCTCTAGCTCTTGTATCTACTTTTTGTGTAGTAGGAGATACAGTAAAAGGACCTAAACTACTACTAGCCTCAGTATCACTAGGAAAATCTTTTAAATTAATGGTCACTTGTGCATTACCAGTAAGAGCTCTAAAGTCTGGTACAAATCTTCTTACTTTTATAAAAAATTCTCCAGTGCTATCTTGAGTCTGTACTTCAAAATCACCACTTTGAATACTTCCTACTATTGCTGTGGTAGCACTATTGTTTACTTGATTGTTACCTTTTTCGTGAGCATATAAAGTAGTAGCTCCATTTATGTTTGTTACACCTTGTATTGTAGGAAAAGTAGGAACAGCACTACTATCAAATGCACTTGCATAAGGATTGTCAAATATAGTTTTATCATAATATGTTGTTCTTGCTAATGAACCTATAGTCCATACACCCTCTAAATAATTATATGTTACTACTCTGTCTATTTGATTGGAGCCTGCTTTTGGATAAAACCAATTTATTTCTCCAAACAATGAATTGTAACCCGCAAAAATAACATCAGCGGCATCAAAGTTTAAACCTAGATCTCCGTCATCAATAGTGGTAAAAACAAAATCTTCTACTGAACATGCTATTTTTTTTACGGTGCCATCAAACAAATAAAAACCTCCTGCCTGACCCATCCAATATACAACACCGTTTACAGCAACTACTCCGTGTTGTGATATCAAACCACAGTTTGCACCAGCTTGTTCTATTCCAAAGGTAAAAGGCGGTCCTATAAATCGCATAGTATAAGCTGCAGTATTGGTAAGGATCAAATTGTATGCTCCAGCATTAACTCCACCTACGATTTTTGTACCATCGTCAATTCTAAAAGTGCCTGCTGTATTAATAGATGTTGGTTCATAATCGGTCAAACTTTCTTGATCTGAAAATCTTATAAACATTTTATCTTGTGTGCCGCTTGCTATAGTGGGTTCTGTTCCTAAATGAATTAAATGTCTATCTCTATCAGACACTAAAGTCATTACACTTTTTTCTGGTGCTCCAGATATTACTGTGGCTCTTGTTGTAAGAGGAGATGCAACACCTGGATTCCATTGGAAGGATTTATTATTTCTTACAGTACCAATAAGTATTTCACCAAAATTATCTAATGACCAGTTACCAGGTTCTAGCACTGTAACAGCTTGATTAGTTGCATCACCCCAACCAAAATAATCAGAAGCTTCTTCTACTGTTGTTCCGTCACTATGAGCTGCTGTTGCAGTGCCAGATGCTCCTCTAGATATACCAGTTAAATTACTACCACTAATACCAGTGTAAGTAATTAATTCATTGTCTACTTTTATTGTTCCCCCTGTTGCTGAGAAGTTAGCAGTAGAAGCTAAAGTAATAGTAGTACCTGATCCACCTGTTCCATTACTATCATTTAATAGTGCCCCATTTAAAGTGCTTGTTGCTAATGGAAAAGCTTCACCACCATATCTACCAGTGCCCCAACCATAACCAGCAACTTGCAAAGCATCACCAATATCAAAGTAAGGTGTTACTGTAGCTGATCCAGCAGCTGACATCCCAGTACCTGTTTCATTACTTGCCATAGTTACTGTAAAACTATCTGATCCAGCAGTTACCACCTGAAAAGTATTCGTTGTAAAATCACCACCAGAATAACTTGTAGCACCACCACCGGGTAATGTTACACTACTAAATAAAAACAAATCGCCTTCTACTAAACCATGTGCAGCTTTGTTAACAGTTACTGTTGGTGATCCGTTTGATGATGTAAAAGTACACGAGGTTAAAGCTGTGCCTAAAGGGGTTATATCATAATAAGCCCCATCATAATATACAAATAAAGCTTTATTAGTTCCTAACGCTATAAAACGTCTCCCTAATACATCAGACCAAATATGCATAGCTCTTGTTACACCGACAAGAGTATTAGTAGTTGTTTGTTCCCAACCACCTATCTTTTCTGGATAACCATAACGAAAACGAACATTATCACAATCAATCCACTTACCCTGTGCTCCTGTTGGAGTAACCTGTTTGTTTATGCCAGGTGCTATTTCAACTTCACTAAGCATAATTTATTTTCCTATCTTATGTAATCAATAACTGTAGTGTCTGTTGTCCACCTATTTATTCTTGCTACTGTTTTTATTGAACCATCGCTATTTAACTCATCTGCATACAACGCTTTAAATGCATCCATATCACTTGCATTATCAATTGCTGTACAGATGTCGTCACAATCTTTTCTTATAGCAGCACAATATGTTGTTACTGCACTAGGTATTGTTGCACTACTATCCATAGTAACTCTTTGCACTAACCAACCAAATCTTTT